TCAAGACACGTTCTTAAAAAACACGCGAGAAGAAGCCAAAAAAGCAGGACTCGAACAAGCAATAAAAGAGATGCGTAACGAGCTTGGATATAGTTTTGGAGGCAAGACACTAGACAATCTATTAAAAGCTCATGGAGATAAGATACAAGCCGATGCAGGTGCAGAGCCAGACGCTAAGATTCAGGAGCTTACAACCGACCTAGAAAAGCTTAGAGGCGTTAATTCTGAATGGGAGACTAAATACAACTCTTTAGTGTCTTGCCTTCAAAACTATATCCAAGCTCGTTGCGCATCTCTTTTATCGCTTGTTCGAGTCCTGCTTTTTTGGCTTCTTCTCGCGTGTTTTTTAAGAACGTGTCTTGATCTTCCTTAGTTCTAATTACATGTGTGTCCGTGTCTATGAATTTACCTTGAGGAATTTCTATTTTAGTTGCATCATCCGACGCGATTGCTTCCTGCAAAGTACCCTCCGCTAATCCGAGAACAGTCTCCATCTCGGTCATATTTTCTATTGGCATAGTTTAGTTTTTAGTTAGTATGTTCTGCTATTATAGCCTCTAATTTAGCTACTCCCGATAAATGATGTGGCCTTTCACCTGTCAACTCTTCGACTTTATCTAGTAACGCTTCTTTGTCGACGCTAGACTCCTTTTTAGCTTTAGGCTTCTTGGTTTTCTTAACAGATTTCAAAGTATCGGCCATTACCTTGCCTAATTCGTCCGCATCGGCTTGAGCTTCTTTAATCTCTTTTACCTTCTTGTCTCCCTCTGCGAATCGCTTTTCAGTCTCGTCTTCGTCCACTTCGTACCACTTGCCGCTGTTTTCCCATTGGCCGTTAATCTTATCTACCTGTTTTCTAGGAACAATACTCTTATCCCTTACTTTTGTTTTGAAGTCTTTAGTGAAGCCGTCCGCCCCTCTACCTAGTTGGTAAAGTTCAGCGACTACCATTATGTACTTACTCATATAATTGATTTTAATTATTCGCCTTGCCCGTCGTTGGGTTCGGTCGGTTCTGTTTCGACTGGCTCTACAACTTCAATTTGTTCTGCGAACCATTCATCAAACTTCTTTCTCAAAGATTCTGACTCTTTGCTTAGATCGTTGTTTATTAGTGTATTCCACCAATTCTCAAATAATACTTTTTTCTGTGTTTCCTCACGTCCGAATATGGCATTTACTTGATCGTAGGACAAATGCGTATAAGGCTCAACACTAGATTTTAAAAGTGTAATTCGTAATAATTCAGGGTCGTTCGAATGTTTAGCTGTATAGTACTCATTCAAAAGCCTGTCTAATATTACGTTATTGTCTCCTTTTTCTTTGGCTCTCTCGTATTGTTCAAGTATTACGCTAGGCGGGTTTATTATGTAGTTACGGCCATAGTTTACGTGTGCTATCTTTTCATCTTTATCCTTTTGCAAATCTACAAAGTTAGCTACCCATTCTGTTAACTGGGCTTCCATCATTTCCGCTACATCTGAATAGATATTTAAGCGGTCTGTCATCGGTTGTATGTTCAATACTATTTCCGTTGCTGTCTTTAGTCCGCTTGCCTTAATTCCTAATAGAGTCCCCCAGTGAGTTTCGTGTGCTATATCCTCTTGTAGTTTTAATTCTGTGTCGTATTGCCCCCAAATATCCAAAGGAGGGGTAACATATCCCGCGTGAGGGTCTAATCTAACGTCGTCTTTGTCTGGCGTAGCCAATACTTTAACGTCGGTAACGTCAGAAGTTAAATAATAACCGTGCCCGTCGCAGTCCTTACAGTCCTCACCATCTATTTTCTTTGCTCCTTGACACGTTTGGCACTGGTCCTCATATTTCCACTCTTTAGCGAATCCGTTCTTAGCCTTATAGATAGTTTTTACGCTCTGGTCTCGTGCGTATTCTTTTGATAAGTCTACTATCTTATAAACTGGACTTAACCTGTTATGGCCTTTGAATTTTCTTATATCCGAGTTTATCAATGCGGGTGTTTGTCCGAATGGGTGTTCAAAAGTGACCTTTCTCATTACTCCGTCAATCTCGAATTCATCCAAAAGCGTAAACGTGTCGCCGTCCTGCTTGTACATTCTCTCTTGAGTGTCATCCACTAAACGCCACAACTTAGTTATTTGATTGTTCTTTTTAACCTCGATAGGCTCGAACAGTATCCATTCAACCATCTGACCGCGAGGTACGTAATTCCTAATAAATTCTATGTTTTTATAGGTAGGCCAACATTTAGGATTATCGCCGCTTTCATACTCCATAAATACTACTCCGTTCGGGTCTGTGTGATATAACGGCATCCAATTAGTACGTAACCACTCCTGTAGGCTTTTACCGCTTCTAATACGGCTTATAGAACGCATTAAGTCCTCTTTCTTTTTCTCGTCTTCTATATCGTAGAATTTAGAAAACCCTGTAGCAGAATATACGTTATCTGTTGGTCTTAAAAGCTTTTCGTAAAATGGCGTTATGTTTCTTGAATACTTCTTTCGTGCTTCGGCTTTCATTTGCCCCTCTACGTATTCTACTCGCTTTATTAACTCTTCTTTGAACTGGTCGCCCTCTATTAATGCAAATAACTCTTTGGACTCTTCACGGCTTTTAGTTATGAACGCGGGTACTTTCTGGCTTTGTTTAAGTACTTCTAACGCTTGGTCGTCGTTTAATATCATATAAATTCGATTGAATTACAAATTTAGAATAAATTTAATTAAGCATTCTGCGGCGCTTTTTTGGTTTAAGCTCAAACCAGTATCTCATCATTATAGTATCCCAATCGTCGGGGCTTCGGCCTATAGCCTCTTTAATTTTATCCTTTGGAATAATCCCTAATTTAACATCCTTGTCTATATCCTTAGTCTTTATTTGCTCCATTTCCTCAGACACCAAATCTATAAGCGATGTGTCGCTGCACTTTTCCACAACCTCTCTAGCTTGTATTTTTTTAGCCATAAGTATTGAGCATTGGCTTTTAAGGTTCTCGTAATTCTCCTTCATTAATGGCTTGGAGTTGTTTATAAATCCCTCGCATTTTAGATAATCTACTACGCCTCCGCCTACACCGTCTTCATCTGCTATAGTGCCTGAATTTCTTATGTTGTATTTTTTTTGAATATCCTTAGCCTTATCCACAACCTCGTCAACCTTAGATATTTTCATTGATATTCTATCCACACAGCACCACCCTCTCCAAACTCTAAAAACCGTCTTGTCTTTTCCTTTTCGGGCAACATCAATCGTTAGATACGTGTCATGCTCAGGCTGTACGTGTTCGCCGTTCCAATAATCCATAATAGCGTCATAGCTTATTATTGTAGCCTTATCGCCGTCATATTCCCAATCTCCATCATGTAGCCGCCTCTTATCATCTTCATCTAATTCTAATAATGACTGAATGTAGCTATCTGGTAAATGCTCATTATCTTTAGGTAAAGCCATTATAAACTTCCTAAATACTGGCAAGTCTCCATTCTTATTAGGCGTGTAGAACATTTTGTAAACCCAATTCTTAGCAGGATTACAACTGCCTAACAACTTAGGCTCTAAATCAAATTGTTTTAGCTTGTACCGTATCCTAGACTTAACTATTTGCCACGCCCTATATACTATTTGATTGCATTCGTCTATGAACGCGCCTGTGATCTCCAAAGAGCCTAGATTATCAAACTTTGGGTCGCTTGGGTACAGGAATAAGTCTTTAAGTATTATCTCGCTACCGTTATCCCATGCTATAATACCTTTTTGCTCTTTATATTCCCACTGGTCGGATATGCCTAATTTAGAAGATAATTCAAAAAAGGTATTTAGTGTTGTCTCTTTTAATATCTTTAGTTTAGCCCTGCCCATCAACCACCTAGTTCCCTCGTACTTTTGACAACACTCAATAAGCCATAAGCAGCCTAGCGCACTTTTACCTCCACCCGCTGCACCTCCATATAGTAACTCTTTTGTCTCTTTATCCTTTAGGTAATAGACAGCGTGTTCTTGCTTGTCAAGTAGCTTCATTTAGGCTTTGTTCCTTTTCCTAGATTAACAGTTACGCCTCCTTCGTGCTTAGTTTCTGTTTTAACTGGTGCATTCCAGCCTAACATATCATTAACCACCTTTAAGGCTGCTATACGGTCTTTTGTGGCTTCTTTCTGTTCTCCTTCTGCTTCTAGTATATCCGTTAAATGTTTAATGTTAGATAACGCACTAATACCCGCTAATTTTGCAAGGTCTTTTTGTATTTCTTCGATATACTCTTTAATGTAAGGTTTTGTAAGGTTTTCGTAACCTGTCTGTTTAGCCGTGTCTTCCGAGTACCCCGCAGCAATAGCAGCACGTGTAGCGTTCCAATCTATCACATACTCCCTGCAAAACATCTCTTGCTTATCGGTTAGTTTACTCATAGTCTTAATTCCTGCTTATCAATTCTAATTCGACTTCTAGCATTCTATCGTACTCATATATATCAAAGTAAGTGTATGGATTTGATTTTAAAGCTTTTGACAGTTTATTTAGTTGCAATGTTGATCTTTCAATAAAAGGATTCTCATCTTCTACTTCATATCTTTCATAACATCCGTGCTTAACGAAGTCTATTGTGCATCCTCTGTCGTAGTATTCTTGAAGGGCCATTATGCGCGTGTGCCTCAGGTTTGATTCTAGGTTATATTTAAGGCCGTGTACGCCTCTCATTACGAAAGGTCTTTCTTTCCTTATGTCGTAAGGGTATTTTTTTAGTTCTTCGTTTATTTGTTTCGGGTTCATGTCACTAATTTACAAATTATTTAGGTCTTTCCAGTTATCATAATCGGCTTGTGTTACTCTTTTTATTTCTTCTTCTTTTGATAGAGTAGGTTTTTCGGTTACTAACTGGGTTCTTATTTCAGAATGTAGGAAGTCACAAAAACTCTTTGCCTCTTCTATTGTTTTAAATCTTGGTTCTTTCATTGTTTTGGGTTGGGTTACTTAATTAATGAGGTTATCATTGTGTCTATTGTAGGTTTAAGCGTGTCGTAAGCCTCTCTTTTTTCTTCGCTTATTTCGTCTCGCTCGATGGTAAACCAAAATAATATTGATAATGGTATATCAAAGCAATCGGCTATCCTTCTTAACATATCTATAGTTGGAGTCCTTTTCCCTCCCTCTATTAATGACAAATAAGCGTCATTCATACCGATAGATTTAGCCATTTCACCCTGCTTAATTCCTCTCGATCTTCTTAAATTCTTTATTGCTAGTCCTATATTCATGTTATAATTTTCACCAAAGGTATAAAAAGAAATCAAATAACCAAACTTTTTACCAAAAAGAAAGCCCCGACTATGGAGAATCGAGGCTAACCAAAACAATTAAAGTCTATACGCGGGCGAGAATTATTAAACAAATCAAGATTATGAACCCGCGATAGGATGCAAAACTAATGAATAATTGTTTAAATATATTCCTACAGCGCAATTATTTCAAACTTAATATATTCGCTACCCTTTTTTACTATCTTCTTCTTTATGTTTAACTCGTAAATATCCTTGTCGTTGAATCCGTACTTTTTTTGCAATATGTCCGTTATCGGTTTTACTGGATTATCTAAGTCGCTTGCTTTATTACTGAATCCAAACTCATAATTTACTTTAAATGGTGGCTCAGGTAGTTCTATTTGTGGCAACATCCAAGTTACTCCTACTTCGTAATTCTTATATTCAACTGTCTTGAATCTTTTGCCTTGCCACGCCTTGTTGACGCTAAGAGGTTTAGTTTTAATTTCTATCATTTTCCTATTCGTTTTAAACTCCAACATAACTCCAAACATAGCCGCCCGCCGACCCTCTTTTCCCTAATGCGCAATTATTTAAAGAGCCTCTGTCTATACCTGTATAATCAGATGCCGCCCTAGTGCTTGGGTACTCCTTAATGAAATCACCACCTTTAGAGAATTGGTATATGGTTTTTCTTGAAGCCTCGTAAACATACTCAGGAAATTTGCGACCCTTATTGCTTAGTGTCCTTTTTTCCTGAATCTCCTTTGTTCTTAGATACTTTAAATCCCTATTCTTTCCATTTATTGACATTAATTTTCTCGTAGCATTGCTTACCGGGGGTCTTTTACCGCCCTTTCTGGGCTGCCTCATTAATTCTATAGATTTTTCGGTATGCTTGTATCCTGATGTGTTGCCTGCTATCTTGCAGGTGTTATATGCTGGTTTCATTGTGTCTAAGTAGTACTGCTCTCTTTCGATGCAATCTTTTGTATTGCACACCTCTATGATAGAGAACTCAAGCCCTTCTATGCCATGTTTATTTACTACATTTTGAAGACGGCTAGAGTGATGCCTATTATTCCTAAGATCACTCAAGTGAGACGTCCACCTGTTATAAATACCTGAATGGTGCTTTCTTTTACCAACATAAGCACCGCTACCAATGTAAAAGTTGGATAGGTTTGATTTGTGGCATATCTTATACACACCACAGTTATACATTAACTCTAAATCTTCTTCAGATATGTCGAAATCTGTAATATGGTTATAAATCATTTCTTTTCTACAAATATATGGCACTATAGCAAACAAACCTATTCTACTTACCCTTATTTAACCTTGAAACCGACCAATTGTTTTTCTTTGCAAGATTAGGATTTTCTTCAATTACCCTATGGCACTCAAAACAAACAGCTAAAAAATTATTCGTATCACAAAGCAGGTCTCCTATTTTCCCCTCCATGTGATGCACTTGATCTGAGTGTTTAAAATTACACGCTTGGCATATTGGATGATTTAATAAAAATTGATCTCTTAGTGGCTTGTATTGTTTCTTGCGCTCCTTTTCTTTTTCGCTTATTGGGCTAATCCGCTTCTTTTCCTTCTTTTTCCGCGGTTCTGGTTTCGGGTCTGGTCGAAAGTTCATAGGTGTTTTAATTTATATTTAAACTGATTCTTTCTTTAAATCTCTATCATAACTTAAAAAGCTGTTTTTAATAGTGATGTAAATATCTCCATTGTGGGCTTGTAGTCTCTTTGTTAACTCTTTTTCGGCTGTTCCCCATATCTTTTTGTAGTCAGTGTTAAAAGCTACTAGAGGGCAACCGTGAGTATCTTTAGAGGTATTACCGCCGTGTATTCTTATTCCTTCAAATCTAGGAACATTTAATAACAAAGGCATTATTCTTTTAAATCTATTCGACCTGTTTAATATTACTTTGTAGCGTCCTGCGTCTATACAGGTTTTACCATATACCTTTACCCCTTCGGCTCGTATTTCGTCTTCTAGCGTGTAACAAAAGAACTCCCCATCTATAAATAAATCGCCTATTATGTTACGATCTGTTTTAGTGTTTAGTGTGTGTCTGTGTATTGTTAATTCCATTTTATAAAAGTGTTCGTTTTTAAAGGTTAAAAAGGTAAATCTTTTTTTTCTATTTCATGCGGTTTTTGTTCGTTCTCAAATCTTGACACCTCAAAGTCAGTATTTAATACCGCATCGCCTAACGTGCCGTTTCTGTTCTTAGATATTATCACTTGCGCCTTACCTTCTAAACTTTGCTCGTTTTCATCCCTAGTAAAACCGTAATAATCTGGACGATAAACGAATGATACTATGTCAGCATCTTGCTCAATTGCTCCTGAGTCTCTTAAATCACTCAATTGAGGCTTTTTGTCTGATCTCGACTCTACCCCTCTACTAAGTTGACTTAATGCAATCAAAGGCAAATTAAGCTCCTTAGCCATCAATTTAAGACTACGAGATATGTAACTAATCTCCTGTTCCCTATTTCCTTTAAACGCTTTTCCGCCACTCATTAATTGAAGATAATCAACTATTACCAAGGACAATTCAGGCTTATCGTGCTTCAATCTTCTTAACTTGGTTTTCATTTCAAACGGTGTTATTGCGCCTTGTTCGTCTATTAGAATGTTAGAATTTATTAGCGGCGTTAAGTCGTTTACCTTATCCCAATCCTGCTCACTCATACGCCCGTACTTAATATTATTCAACGGTACGCCAGTTTGCGAACTCATCATTTTCATTCCTAATTGCTCCTTAGACATCTCTAAGGAAAAGAAAGCCACAGTATGGCCATATCGAACAGCGGCGTTTTCTGCTATGTTTAAGGCTAAAGTTGTTTTACCCATAGATGGGCGTGCAGCAAGTATGATTAAATCCGACTTTTGCCACCCGTGTGTAATACGATCTAGTTCACCAAATCCAGTTGGTACGCCTGTAATATCATTGGTTAATTGCGAAACTTCCTCTATGTGCCTAATATTATCACTTACTATACTAGATATTTCTGTAAATGGCTGCACGGTAACGGTCAAGCCTATATCATCAATTCTTTTAGATAAATCGCTTAGTAAGTCTAGCGGGTCTAATTCGGGATTAATTGAGCTAGTATTCATCTCAGCACCTAAAAGACCTATCTGGCGTTTAATAGACGCTCCTTTTAATAAATAAGCATGTTCAACTATACTGGCTGCACCTACAAACGTATTAGATAGCCCTGCGATGTAATGCGCACCTCCTACCTTTTCTAGCAAGTTTTCTTTTTTAAGCCTAGCAACTACGGTTAATAAATCAATATTATCGTTATCTCGATACATCGGCAATATAACATCTTCATAGATCGACCTATTAGCCGAGTTAAAAAAACACTCAGGAGTTAATACATCTACTATTTCAATCATTACCTTATTAGCAAGTATGATTGAACCAAGCACAGAGACTTCTAGTTCGGGGTGGTTTTCTGGTGTCATGATCTAAATGAGGTTGGTAATGTATTAGTTTGCGGTGGCTTCTCGCCGAAACCTAATTTTATTTTTAATGTATCGTAGGTAAGCAAACTAAGTACTTTAGATTTCCAGTTCTTAATTTCATTATCGTTTCCATCCTTCCATCCATTCTCTACCCATGATTCGTATTTAAAAATAACTTTCTGCTTATCTAAGTTTTCTCCCTTTTCCATAGCATAACTCACAAACTCTTCTTGTGTTGGTATTATCTTTTCTTTTATCTTCTTATCTCCTCTCTTCTTATCTGTTAAAGGGTCGTTCAACAGTGGTTCAACGGTCGTTGCTTTTTGTTTAGCGAGTGATTTACGCTTTGCAGCCGAAGCTTTACCGCTTTTAGAATTCTTTTCTGAGGTTTTTTTAATGCCGTCCATTTGTTCGTCAAGAAAACTAATACTAATGTAAGACTCGTCGTTATTATTGTGTATTATACCCTTACTAAAAAGCACATCAATGTTTTCTTTGCCAAAATCTAACTCAGCATCTAAAACACTCATTTTACATTGCCTATGCCAGTACTTACATATTAAATCTATAAACACTCCTTTTAATTCGGGTGTTTGTCGTTGTATTCTGCCAAACATCCATTCAGCAGGTTCGAATTTAAACCAAGGATTCTCTTTAGCCATGTTATCTATAAAGCAAGAAACCCCGCCGAATAGCCACCACTACGAGGCATTTTCAACGAGGTTCTTAAAGTAAAAGTTTTCATAATGTAGTGGTTATTTTGAGTACCAAATATAGAAAATATTATTCTATTTATTGGGGTTATTTAATAAAAGTTTTTTCGTTGCTTGGTATTAGTGGCCTGTACGAATACTGTTTAATTATATCTGTTTCATTCAATATAACTGAGTAGCTTAAATAGTGTATATTTTCGCGGGTTATTAAATTAACCAATTCGATTTCTCCATCTATTACGGTTTCGTTAGAATTTAGATCAATACTGATATGCATATTGTCGCCGATGTCTAGGTTGTAGATTTCTATTTTATCCCCTACCTCGTATAATGCCAATTTAAACACCTTATCTAAATAATTCTCTATCTCTGGAATATCTCTAATTTCTCTTACGTCGTTTATTGTATTCATGTTATTTATTTTTTAAAATTTGTTCGTACTTCGCTTCTGAAGCGTCTATTAAATTAATCAATTGTTCTAAGTTTTCCCTACTTAAAGTTAAATATTCATATCCTTTTATATTTAACTCAACGCATCCATCATTTTGAAATATACAATCAACGGGGTCTAGTTCAGCGTCAATTATTTGAGCCGTAATTGTTTCGTCTTTAACGATTAATTTATTAATGTTTGGGAATAGTCTTTTGCCTATATTCATAATCTTAATTTAAAATTTGCAATTCATCTAGTGGAATAATATAGTGAGCCATTCCAGTTCCTTTGCATTTGTAGTACTTTTTATGCTCGCTTACTACATTAACTACTTCGCCTATGTCGAAATTATGCTTGCTTTTGTTGCCTGTTATTATTGCTTGATTCAATGATTGTGTAATTAGTTGCCTACCTCTAATTTTCACCCTGCTAGTCAAATCATAATCAAGGCTATCTGTAGAATACTTGCATTCGGATAAGCATCTGAATAAAAACATGTCCCTTAAATGCCCTTCATTAAAATCAAAAGTTGCACCCATTGACATTAAATGACTCACATCTTGAATTGAAATATCCCACATTTCGTAAAAATTCTTATGGTGAAAATAAGTCAGTTTCCTTTTTTTACCACTCCAATTAAAGCAAACCTCCCACTTGCCGCCTAAATCAGTTTCTGAATAGATTGTACACGGATCTATTATGGTTATTTCAACTTCTTTTTGGTAATGCAAGTACACCTCCCTGTGGTGCGATTGAGCATCCGACCCAAGCGTTAAACAATTAACAATATCTGCCTTTTGAGCGTCCCAGTCACTTCTAGAAAATGCATCATCGAACAGACATATAACAAAAAGGTTCTCAAAATCAGGCTCTAGTATCATTGGTGTTAAAATGTCGTCTGCCATTCCACAGTATAAAATATTTTTCATAATTTAATTTAGTTTTAGTTTATTGTTTTGGGGTTAGCGCGGGCGAATAACAAATGATGCACCTTATGCCAATCAGCTTCGTATCTTATTGCTACCCTGTCGTTATTAGGGGAATTATTTACTATTCTAACGCACCTTGTACACACCCATCCGTTATTTTTAAGATGATCGCATTTATCATTAAATACTTTTTCGTCTGTTTCTTCGATGTAATCCGTTGCCTCTGCCCATTCGTACATATACGTTTTAATTAAGTTGTTAAAGGTTGTTTAATCTTACTTAATCCTTTTACCTCAGCAGAACAATCTACAAATTGAACCCCGTCAATTTCTTTGCCTGAAACAACGCCAGAATCAATTAGCTTGTAGATGTATTGTACAGTTGGATTACTTCCAGTGCTGTCTAGTGTTACGCTGTTAGCGTAGTTTTTTACTGTTTTTAAATTTTCCTTTTTCATGTTAGTAATATATAAAATTTGTACCCTTTTTAATTAGTCTATCTCTTTGTTCTTTGTTAGCTAGTTTTAATTGTTTAGGCTTATTTTTAGCCATCCACCCGTCAACCTTTTCATTATAGATAAATAATTGTCTGTATGTTGTGTCTATAACAATGTCACCATTTTTAAATTTATATCCCATCTTTTGACCTGTTAAAATTTACTGATATTTTACCCTTCATCTCTTTTTCTATGTCAATATTATAATGTTTCGATATGTTCAAACAAACTAAAATAATATCGGCCAACTCTTCTGCGTCTATCATTCCATGTTCGGATAAAATTTCTTCAAACTCTCCAACCTCTTCATATAACTTATCTACAAAGTCCTCTTTAGTAGTTTGAGGGGTGATTAAACCCCTCTTAACTATGCTGTCGTAGTTGTCTTGTATTAGTTTTTTCATTCGATTAATTTTAGCGTGTTGGTTCTTAATTCATGTACAGAATTTTCAATTAATTCCGTTACCTCTTCCAGATCTAAATCGTAGCTTTCTTTTTCGATTAGGTTTACAAGTTTATAACCTTCTTTTGTCCATCTGTTAAAGATCATTTTAGCTTCTCTTTGTGTTTCTCCTGTTAGCATGTTTGTTTGCTCAACAGTTGAGCGGAATAAACCTATTAGGATATTCCACTCTCTTATAGTTTCTTGCTCTGTCATTAGAATAATGTTAATTCAGATTGCTTTTCATTTACTACGTCTTTATGATTCTTAATATTAATATTGAAGTAGCTTTCTTTTAATTCTATACTTATCGATTTACGATTCATCTTAATAGCTTGGAAACCCTCTGAACCAACACCGCCAAATGGAGATAGTACTGTTTCTCCTTCATTAGAATATAAATGAATAATTCTTTCAATTGTATCTAATTGCAAAGGGCAAATGTGCTTTTCATCATTTCCATCTCTTGCACTTCTATATTGTAGTGTTCTACCATAGTCTACATCCATCCAAACAGGAGATGCGTATTTTTGCCAAAGGTCAACAGGTAGATAGTTAGGTGCTTTTTCATCAGTATCTTGGTGCTGTATTGGATTCTCATTACCATCTCCATTTCTAAAAAACAATACATAGTCAGGTATACCAACTCTACTCATTACACTATCTTTTTTAATAGTCTTATGGAGTAGTCCTAGTGCTTTAGTTCTTTGCATTTCCGTTACTGGATTCTTCCAAATTGTAGTTTTGGCGTGGTAAATAAAACCCTCTTTAGTAAACCAATCTATTAACATTCCGCTAAAATCTCTAAGCCCTATAAAACCCTCTTTACCTTTTTGAATAGGTAAATCCATACAATGAACAGCGCAAATCCTACCCTGTTTTAATACTCTTTTTAGTTGAGGTATTAGATATTGAAAGTGCTTTTCAAATTCTTGATAGTTTTTCACATTACCCATATCTTCAGCCTTGTCTGAATACACATAAAGCTCCGCAAATGGTGGAGAAAATACAACCAAATCTGCTGCATCATCTTCTAGTTTAGAAGTTTCCTGCACACAATCACCATTAATCACTTTGTAAAATTCACTTACCTCTTCCTTGTTTTTCACTTTAAAATTAGATTTATTTAGTTTGTAATTAGTTTGAGAACTGTAAAGAGCCATATTTTTAATCATCTCTTTATGCTTTTTTTCTTTTTCAAGTATCGATTTCCTTACGTTTATTTGACTTTCAGGTACAAGTAAATGTACTTTAACCTTATTCTTTTGACCAAATCTATAACAACGTCTTACAGCCTGATAAAACGCCTCGAATTTAAAATCATAAGAAGTGAATATCATATTAAAACATTGCTGATAATTCATTCCAAAACTGGCTATACTTGTTTTGGTAATTAGATTTGTAAATTCATTTTCAGAAAATCCGTTTAGATTTTTCGCCTTTATTTCTGCTTTATCTGAACCTTGAACGTTTACACTGTCATTAATTACCTTATTTAATTGTGTTGCTTCGTCGTTTTTAAGAGTCCATATTATCCATTGCTTATCTGAATTATTAACTAGTTCTATTGTTTTACTAATTCTAGCATCGAATGATCTTTTAAGATCCTTATGTAGCTCAGTAGCAGAAACGGCCACATCGCCAAATAAAGATTGAGTATTATTTTCCATCTTAATAATATGCTCAACAAATTCTATCTCAGGTAAATTATATCCTTCTACATGGAATCCAAGCGTTTCAGGATTGTCGATAGATATAGACCAAGTGCATACATATTTCCAAAAGTCATCTTGTGCGTGTTTTCTTAGCCTCCATTTAGATGTTTCGCCACCATCATGGACAAAGAACATAGCCAACATTTCAAGGTATCCCATAGCCCCTAAAAACTCGCTATGTTGCCCTAATTCCATATGATCGTTTGGGCTTGGTGTTGCTGTACATGCTAATTTATAAGGAGTATCTTTGAATGAATCTATTATAAGCCTAGATAGTTTACCGTCTCTACCTTTTAAAATAGAACTTTCATCTAATACAACACCTGAATATTGACTACAATCAACGTTTTTTAATTGGTCGTAGTTAGTTATGTCGAATGCATTTTGATCTATACCAAATTTAATACACTCGTTCTCTGTTTGTTTTACAACGGCTAATGGAGCAAGTATAAGAACAGGCATATTAGTATGATTGTAAACAGCCTCAGCCCAACTTAACTGCTGTATAGTTTTACCTAATCCACAATCTTCGAACAAAGCAAAACGACCCTTTTTAAGTGCTATTTTTACTACATGTTTTTGAAATTCGAATAAATTAGTATTCAATTCTGCTTCGTCGATTTCGAACCCGCTAGATGTAAATGATTTTTCCTTAGTTTTAAGAAAATCTTTGTACTCATTCATAATATATTTAGTTTAATTGCTTGTTTAACTGCGTTTTCAGAACTATTTAACATTAAATAATTCATTGGTATTCTATCTATCTTCATTTGTTTTAATTGTTTTTTTGTTTTCTGTTCCCTTTTAACTCTAGCCCTGTAGACATCCCCGCACTCAATACAGCAGAATTTTTTTTGCTTTCCTGACAAAAAAAGTCCACAGTTAATACAGTTTTTAAAAGTCATAATCCTTTTACTTTTTCGTTTAGCTCCTTTGTGTTTTTATTTATATGGTGTTCTGTTATTGGTATCTGTACTAGGCACGATTCAGACAAGCCACAGCCCCCGCAATTAGGGAAATTATCTTTGCAGTAGCTTATCACTTCCTCGCTTAGTTCTATTAGGTTTGTCATAATATTAAGGTTATTAATAGTCTAAATCTGTAGCAACTTTTGAAGATAAATTACTGATAGTATCATAAATATCTTTAGGGTTATAACAGAATGGATATCGATTTAAAGTGTCGTTAAAATATTTCTTGTCTCCTGAAAAATAAGACTTAGTTAATTTTTGTTTTACTTCGATTGCTTTTACTGATACTGCTTGCATTAATTCTAAAGGTGTCATAATTGTGTTTGTTTGTTGTTTCATGTTGTAATATTACAACTTTAAACAATAGGTTTAACAAAATAGGCCATTTATTTTTAATTTATTTTAACTTTTTCAATGTTTACAAGGGTTATAGAGCTTACTTACTCTGTTAATTGGGTTAAATCTTTACAACCCATAAGCTTGCGGGTGTACAATGGCTTTTAGGGTTTTTAGTGTTTCGCGTTCCTTTTTTCTCTATTAATCCTGAGTGCTTTGCTCTGAGCATTACACCACCCCAAGCCCTTGCGCTTGGAGGCTCTTCTAAAGTATCTAAAGATGCGTTTCTTACGTCCTCAGTCATAAACTCTTTATTCGCTAAGGTGTATTGTCGAAGGAAATTAAAAGCCCTATTGGACCAATTTTCATTAGCTAGATTTGCGCTTTCTGTGGCTTTGTTTATGCCTTGATTCATTAATTGTTTTGCTTTCATTATCGTATTATTTATCTATTTCAATATTAAATACAGGTTCGTCTAACTTTGGATTGTTTGCATCCGCAAAAGCACTGGCGAAGTAATCAACGCCGTCCTTATGGCCAACTACTAACCACTCGCAATAATTATTATCATGTCGCTCTAATATTTCGTGAAAACTCCACTCTATATTTAAGGCGTGTAATCTGTCTTGCTCTTTTGCTTTGACTCTCGCTTTAGCTTTGATATTTTCGGCAATTACTTTACCCTCTTCTTTTGCTTCTTTTAGTATCTTTTCTAGCTTATTCATAATCTTAGTTTTAATTGTTTCTGTAATATTAATAATACTATTTTTAAATAACTAATTTTTTAACTATTATTTTAAGTCAGAATGTTAATATCTTTCAAAAACAGGGTATTACCCAAGGCTTAGACCTCTGTTTGTGATCCTAGTTATTAACAGTTCAGTCCTTTTCTATGTACCCATTCTTAATAGCTATTTCTATAGCTGTTTCTATGCAGTTGCATCCTAGCTTTCTATAAATATTTCCCTTAGTAGAGCTTACTGTTTGTAACTCTATACCTAAAGCCGAAGAAACTTCGCTACTAGAAAGCCCCTGAATTGATAGAATAAGAATTTGTTTCTGCCTTGTGGTTAGAGGGTTTTTAGCAGGTATATACGCGAATTGTTTTAGTCCTTTTCTGCTTGTGTATGTTAATTGCTGTTTTCTCATTAGTTGATAATGTTTATTTTTAGTGCATAGTAAATACTCGTTAAGTCTTTGTCTATTTTGTTTTTAGATAATTTGTCTGCCAGAACTGCCGCGTTCATTACGTTTGGATTAACCATAAACGTAGTATAAACGTCGTTTAGTGGTAGCATCTCCATAGTGAAATTAACACCGCATTTTTTTCTACATTCTAGAAGTTTTCCTTCTATTACTTCTTGATGCCATTGGTCGTGGCAGTTTGGACAATCTATCATAACGCATTGTCCGTGTAACTCTTCGTCTATTGTTTTCATAATCTTAATTAAATTGTGGTTGCTCTCCTAGCAATAGCCAAAAGACACCGTATATTAATACTCCCATAATTCCAGTTATTCCAATACATGATACTAACGATATCATAAATAACTCTGTTAAGCCAAAAGGCATTCCATATACTTTAATTTTCATTGCTTTAATAATTTAATTCCCTCTTTTACTTTTTTAGTCAAATGCTCTTTATCTTCTTTTGGTATTTCGAACTCGAACTTGTACATATTCTCATACTTCATACCCTCTAATATGTGGGGCAAATCAGCATCGGCCGCCCAGTTAATCCAAGCTATTTTATTCTGATCTCCTTCGTAGTCGTTTGCAAGTTCTCGTATAGCCTCTATTTCTGACAAATAAGGGACATAGAATATTATCTCTGCATGCGTCTTATCGGCCAGTATTCCATTACTAATTAATTGCCAATAGTATTCAGGCCTAACCCGCTTAAACTCGCTTAAACCGCTTGTAATTGCCTCTACTGATTCACAAAAGGACTTTAAGGTATACGGGCATTTAATGTCACCTACAAAATTTTCCCTCAACGTGTCTGGTGCTCCTGTCCAATGCTCAATAGTTGGGTGTGCTAACCTAGTGGTTGATTCCAGACTATACTCCATGCTTAACAGGTCAAAAACCCTACTCTCCAAGAACGTTCCCCAACTTGTAGGCTTTGAGCTTGTCTCGCTATTTAGAGAGCGTCCTAGATTTAATTCGTATCTCTTTTCCTGAATATAGGTTAAGCCGCTTTTTAAGAATAATTCTCCTTTTTTTCCATCATTTGCAATCTTCCAAATCTCGCTAGACGAAAAATTGCCGTATCTGTGTGTATTCATTTCGATTGAAGATTTTTAAACATTTTGTTATAGCTTCCTGTCTCGTTGTTGTTCAATATCCTTTCCATGTGCATCTGTTCTTCGTCTGGTAAGTTGTCTTTTTTCATATCGTAAAGGGCTTTTAGCTCTTCGTGTGTTACGTCTTCTTTTACCTGAATTTCTCTAAACTCTTCTGGATTGTAAATGTCGGCGGCTATACCTATTTCAGCAGCGCATTTCTTTAGACAATCTGTTGCAGCAGCTTTCATGTCGTTTCCAATAGAAAGAGGAGTGGAAGTGTTTTTCTTGAACATTATATCTTTATTCCCGTACTGCATTTTAACTATCTTAGCCCCGTTGCTTCTACATGTTAACCTGCCTTTTACGATAACCTCTTTGGCTTCAATTTCTATTCGTTCGTCTATTATTTCGAAATCCCAATTCCAACCAAACATTAGGTTTAGGCATTTTTTAACATAACCGCCCGTAACATAGCGCCACTTACCGCCACCCTTTGCGGGCCTTTCTTTTACATACTTAGCAGGAGTGGTCTTTAACAGTTGCCCTAATTGGTTTTGATTTAGTGAATTGTTCTCCACTAGAGATAGTTCGTCTTTAGTTACTACTATCGCTTTGTTTTCTGTACTCATAATCTTAATTGTTTTTAAAGTTGTTAATCACATGACACATTTAACTGGTCAGGGTTGTTATTTATATGCGCCCATGCATCTTGAGAATTCTCGAATGATAGGAAATCCGCGTAATGCTTGTATCATACCCATCCTAATGATTCGTCATATCTTTCAGGATA